TAAACATCAGATATTGAACCTTTTATTACAGGAGTTGCAGTAATTACCCCTACACCACCAATAATATCTGCATTTACTGTTACAGTTATTGCAGGATATGCAAAAAACTGTTCACTACTTCCTGCAGAAACTATATTTACATAATTATTTCGATCATAATTTGCAGAAATTGTTCCTGCTGCACCTGCATTTGCTAATCTAAATTCATTTTCTGTTAATTTAATTACTTTATATTGCAGATTTGTGTCTAAACCACCAATAGAAGTTCCATCAGTGGAGTATGTAATTACATCACCCTCATTAAATCCATGATTTTTGAAGAAAATACTATCATGAGCAGTACTAATACCAGATGGTTGAACAATTAACTTACGATTTTCAAAATCTGTTCCTGCATTTATTATTGAAATTTTAGAAATTGTATTATTTGCTTTCTTTGTTCTAAACTTATGAATACCAGATGTTTCTGCGGTTGTAAAACCAACTGTATTAATACCTGCAGAGAAGTCACCCTGAGTCTCATAAAGATTTATCGTCTTGTTATTTACAACCTCAGCAACATAAACTGCACCGTTGTTAAGAGTTAAACCAGTAATTAGATTAATTCCATCCTGATATGCAGTGGTGCGAACACCAACTCCTATTGCAGTATTTCCATTTCGATTGTAAATTAATTCATCACCACTAATTAAATTATGATTTTGTGGGAATGATATATTATCATTAATTACATCAACTCCACCACCGACTGTAGATTGCCTACCATCGAAAGATAGTGTTCGATGTCTTTCCTCTAACTGAGCATTTAATACTGCACCTGTAGAATTACCACCAGTGATCGTTACTGATGATACTTTCTTAACATCAAAATCTTGAGGATCAATTAATACATCTACAAGTTTTCCTTTTACTACAGGTTGAACTAACGCTGTAGTTAATCCAGATTCGATGGTTACTGAAGGTAGATTAACAACATCAAAGTTTTGCCCACCATTATACAATCTAACGCTCTCTAACGGTCCGTAGTAGATTTTATCCTCTGACTTATAGTTTATAACCTCAACACCATTCACAAGCATTCCAAGGGCACCTGGTGCTGTTAGAGTGTTTTCTCCCGTCTTTACATCAAGTGAGTATGGAAACTTTCTTAATAATTTTTGAGGGTGTATAAATTGAGTTTTTTGAGTGACTAAAGTAAACTTATGAAATCCAGATGTTGATGGTGCTGAAAAATATTCACGAGTCGGGGATATATTATTATCAGCGATAATTAATGATCTTGATCTATATAATTGAATTTTCTTCTTATCGTCTAAAACTTTAACAAAATATGATGTATCATCCTCTAAACCATCAAGAGTATTGTTTTCAGCATTATATACGACCTCTTCACCAGTTCTAAATGGAACATCACTATTAAATGATATAACACTAAATTTTAACTTATTTGTATTAAACTCTTGTAAATTCGTTGAAACGAGTGATGTGATTACTGCTTGGTCAAGATTTTTTGTTAATGTATATGATGGTAAAGAACTCGCAGCAACATAAAAATTACTTTCACCCTCTGTGTATACGTTTTGAATGTCTGCAGTAATTAAATCATTACCAAATTTTAAAGGTGCACCGTTACTATCAACAGTTTCTAATTTCCTTCTTAAGGAATACTCAATATTTGCAGATGGTGTAAATTGACCCCCAGTGTCTAGAGTTACTTGTTTTCCAATAACTGTAAGAACAGTTGCATTTGAGTGTGCAACTGTCTCAGATGCTCCAATTAATACATCAACTTTATCTCCAACTTTCAATGCTGATGGATCTGGAGTCGTTTTTAAATTATATCCATTATTTGTATTGTCTACAAAAAATCTTGAACTTGTATTATAAATCCAAGAATTTGCAAATATCTCCTTGTGAGATTTATTCACTTCGGGGTTTTTTATCTTCTCTCCTACATTTTTTACATAAATCTTTTGTCCCTCAGTTATTGATGTTACATCTCCGATAGTTTCAATGTCTGATAGAACACCAGTAATCCTTATCTCCACCTTTTTATCAGTATCACCATCCTCAAATCCAAAAAATACATCATTTGTGCGAATTGGAGATTTTGTCTCCATAGCATTGTCTACACCAACACATCCTAAAAACTGATTTACTGTTTTTGAGGAATATGTGATAATATTATCACCAGATAACAAAGTTCCTGTTGTACCAAACCCTACAGTGCTATCAACAGTGATTACTGATGATCCGATAGACACAGGATTGATATTTGCAGTTTTTGGTTGAATTTCAAAAGTTCCTTCAATCAAATCTCTATCATCAAATCCAACAAAAAGACCTAATTTGAAGTATGTGCTAATTCCAGACCTTGTAAATATCTCAACTTCTGAAACTGATGCTTGTGTTTCTAAATCAGACGCTTTTTTAATAGTTTGACCAACTAATTTATTAGGATCTCCAGATATTCTTTCAGCAACAACTATTTCTCTTCTTAAAAATTCTGCAGATGATGGTTTAGGTAAAAATTGCTCTAAGTCAACAACTTTTGGTGTTTCTCCATATAATACTTTAAATAATATCTTAAATGACTCTTCTGTTCCCTTTGCTTCGTAAAATGCTCTTGATCCCTTAATGAAATTGTTAACATCTAAGTCTGAGACAAAATCTACATTCTCTAAACCTGGTGTGAGAGTAAATTTTAACTTTTTATAAAACTCTTTTAAGAAGTTAACACTTAAATTGGAGACTTCCTTACCTTTTTCATGAGAATCTTGATTTGTTTCTTCAAATATTAGTTCTTCTGTGTTTAAATCTGATCTATAACTTGTAATTCCACTAAATCCACGAATTACTCCTGTAAATGTGTTAGTAGTAATTCCTGTGTATGTGAATATTTCATCATCAATCTTAAAAAGACCGTATTCGTTGGGAAATCCTTTCGTTGAATATACCTGAACACTATCAGTTGTAGATGTTATACCCGAATAGAGTGTGGTTTTACCTGTAACCACCTCTGGAGTTAAATTATCTAATTTGATGTATTGATCTAAATTATCAGCAAGATCAGTGGCTCCTGAAAAGTGCTCTTGCGAAATATAATATTGTTTTAAGAAGTCAAGCGTCTTTGGACTCTCTGCACGAATGAAGTCAGGGAGTTGATTCGCTAATATTTGCTGAACCTGTACTCGTTTCTCAAAACCAGTTTGTATCATTTCTTAGTATCCGCCTCCAGACGATGATGTGCCTGAACTAGTTGTTGTAGTTGTATTCATTGTTGATGATGAAGTGGTTGAGGTTAATAAAGTTGCACTTGTTGTTGATGTATCACCTCTTTTTAGACTTCCATTCAAATAACTTGATGTTGTCTTATATCCGACACCAGATATCTGTTCTCCAGATGAAATTGTATCCTTAACCATATTTATTGTGCTATCAGCAACAGAAAAACTCAAATACAAATCCTTCAATCCAATAACATCATTTGAGTCAGGAAACGCTTGTATTTCAATAATGTTGTTTGGTTGAGCAGTTGACGTTATGTTGAGTGTATTTACTATAATTTCACCTTTTTCATAATCAACTGATCCTGCAGATTTAATTATCACAATAAATTCATTTGCAGTTGATGATTCTTTTACCACAGATAAAGTTCCCATCTTATTATCACTATTTGGAACATCAGTGAAGTATAATGTTCCTGATTGATTCGCTACAGTAAATCCTGTGCTTTTGATATTAAATCCACCTGCATTTTTCTTGAAAGCATTACCATAACATAACTCATATTGAGCAGATTGATTTAAAAGAACCTTCATATTTCTTCTAATTATCACTCTAGTGATATTTGAAGTAATTGAAGTATCAGCATTATCAATTATTTGACCTAATTTACTGTATTTAAACCTTCCTCCAAATTTATTGATGTTTGAAGTTGAAAAAGTGTTTAATACACTTGTTACTTTGCTCTTAATATCACTAACATTACTGACTTGTGAACTGTTATAATAGACAGCACTATCAATTTCAACAAAAAGCACCTTCAAATCAATTATTTTTTGATTTATACCTGAAAGTGAGTAATTTTTGAGTTTTGATTGAATATTTTGCTTATCAAAGTCTGATACAAAGTCACCATTCTTTGGTTTGATGCTGATAAGCACCTGTCCAAACTCTGGTGGATCAAGTTCCTCGCCTCCTACAACCGCTACAGACTCTGTATTCGGGTAAATAGACTGAATTATCGCTTCATAGTCTCTAGCGGTCACTGCACGGTATTGTGAGGCATAAATTCGAGGAGCAAAATACTTAATTGAGTCAACACTTTCTATATCTCCACCATTTTGAGCAGATTGATTCGTTGTGATTAGAATATTGTTGGTTGGAACGACTGGATTGTCCAAAGAATCAAGAACTCGACCAGAATAACTGAAAGTTGAAGAACCATTTCCACCCACACCATCAGTTATAATGTAAGTTGCAGTAATTATTGTTCCATTTTCAAGTTTTTTACCAAAATACCCATCTCCAAACAGTAATTCATACTTTTCATCTTGAACTTCTTGAATTAAATAGGTTTCTGACGTTGCATCTATGTTTAAAATGTTATTTGCGAGTGAATATTCTCTTCCGATACCTGTTTCATTTGGTCCTGTGACGTTTACAACGATTGTAGAACTGTCTATAAACGAATTGTCGAGTAAAAATCTCTGATCGAGTGAGCCATCAACTAAAAATTGCTTACTTAAGTAAGTTCCTTGAAAAACATCTATATTATTGAAGGTCGCAACACCATTATTCACTGTTGTTGTGATACTTGAAGGTATTGAAAACGTAATTGTTTGGTTTTCTGATGCTCCAATACACACCAGACCTGCTGCGAGTGTTAATGTAGGGGTTGTAGATGTAGTGTTTATCGTAAAACTGATCTGTGCCTTTGCTGCAGACCTTGAACGAGGCACATATCCAATATTTCTTGCCAGAGAAACAACGTTTTCCCTCAAAGTTGCGGAATCCAAGAAGGATTCATTCACAATCATGTTTGAGTTAAACGCTGTAATGTAAGTATTATATGCTAATGTGTCGATTAAGACAGAAAAGTTCGATCCCTCAAAGTCAAAATCCTTAAAATTCGAGTTTGCTCGTAAATAACTCTTAATTTGTGACTTGATTTGATCAAAATCGAGATTAGTAAACTTAGTAAAAGGCATATTATCGAGTTGCTTCTAAGATAAATGAGAATTCTTGAGGTGGAAACTCTTGTCCTACAATATCAAAGAAGATTGTAACGTCAAAATTGTTCTGATCAGGTCTTGGATCGACTTGAACACTTACATTATTGACTCTCGGTTCAAAGTTTTCTAAAGTTGTAATGATTTCTTGCTCAATTAAGGTCGAAGTTCCGAAATCATACAGATCAAATAGACTTTCATAGACTGATGAACCCAAAATTGAGTTAAAAAAACGTTCACCAGGAATTGTTTGCACTAAATTACGAACAGAACGACGAATTGCGTTCTCATTTTTAAGAACTGGAAGGTCTTTTGTGACTGGGTGAGGGTCAAAAGACAAACTAATGTCCTTAAATGACCTTGAAACTCGTTGTCCGTACATTTATTAAGAGTTTACTCACTTTATTTATGTGAGTTCTACAACACTTATCCCAACTCTGGTGCAATATTAATATTCACAGTGCCTGTGATAGCAGTATTTCCTGTTCCAACGGGTTCAAATGGTTTTCTTTCCTCATTTTCTTTACGTTCTTTCGCTGTTTTCCAGAAATAATTGTCTTCAGAACCTAATCCATCACGGTCATGACCATTTTCAACTTGATAATAAACTGTTGAAACCTTAAAATCAGGTGTCTTCGGTGTCTCTGGTGTAATGCTATTATCAAATATTCTCATTCGATTGTTTGGATACAATGCAAACTGCCCATTATCCAGTTCAAGAAGGTTATGAGACTTATGTTCAGCAGGTTGTTCACTTGTAGAATAGTCAATTGCATCTACACTCTCATGATAATTATCTAAAGTGCAAATATATGTGCCTGTTTGCGTTCCAAAATCTCTTGTATAGATCTCGTAGTGCATCGAACCAATGAATTGTTTTTGTACAGCGACCACTCCATAGTCCATACAGTTCCAGAACTGTAGATTATGTAACGTCATATCAGGTTCTGGAGTCTCAGGAGTCGAGACAAAAGCAGCAATCGGTAGTTTATCATATACCGCAGCATACTCAGGTAAGTATGTTTCAAAATAAAAGGCACGACCAGGTATGCTCTTTGCAGCAACCCAAACTCCCTTTGTAAATTCACCATGACCAGATTGATGATCAGTCAAATATTCTTTTCTTACCCATACTTCGTAAGATGGTAAGTTAGTTATTAATGTACTCATGTATCTTGATTTGGATAATATACTTCAACGAATGAATTACATTTAGGGCAGGAGAGGTTGGTGACGATGGAGTAAGTTTCTTCGACTCCATAGTCCTCTCCAGAGAAATCAGAACCCCATATTAATTCAGTTCCGCAGTGCCAGCATTTCACTTACCCTGACCTCTTGATCTCTTTTTTGGTTGATTACGAGAGGTAGCGGAATATTTGGTATGCTTACCTTTTCCCTGACTTGTCTTCTTCGGTTTTGATAGGATTGAAGTTCCTGTATTAAATGTTTTCGCCATTAATCACAAATTTCAGT